GTCAGCAAGACCGCTGTCGTTGGGTTCGCGAGGACGGTATGTAATTTCTTGGCGATTGGATACTTCTGCGCCCACAACGGCGTCAATCATCTTTTCGGAGTAATTGAATGTAATTGGCGGGCGCTTCTGATCCACCAAAATCGCCATATCATCAGCGGCCCATTGGTTGCCTGCGATGAAGTCGAAGTCGTTTCGGGCTTCGGTGCGCCAATTACGCCAGAATTTGCGAGCTTCCTCCCACCTTTGATTGGCTAATTCGACAAAGTTGGAAGGAACAGCCATTTACTTTCTCCCGTACAGATTCCACAACAAAACGTCGCGTCTGCAGGGGATTGTAATAGGTTCGACTCCATGGAAGCTGGAGTCGGTCTTGAAGAAGGCGAAGAGGCAGTTCTCGCGGAAGGGTGCTGTGTAGATGTTGGTGAAGTCGACGTGCTTGTGGTGGGGACCGCCCGGACAAGTGAAAGTAGGGTCGTTAGGGAGGTAGATGCTGGTGCCTAGGTCTTCGGTTGTGGTTAGATTCGGCAGGTAGAAAAGAAGGGATAGGACTTTCCAAGCAGCATCAGTGTGAGGTCCGATGGAATAGTTTTCACTGTCCAACACCAATCGCAGGTCGGTGTCGGCTTTGAAGGTTGCACCCCACTTTTTGGCGATGTAGGCGCGGAAGGGGTATGTGCAGATGTCGGTGAAGGTGCGAGTTCGGAATGGGTCGAAAATGGGTTCTTTTGGCTCATAAAACTGCCTTCCTTTGTACTTTCCAGCCTCATTTCCGGTGTATTGGAAGGCTGGGGGGAGACTCTCCACCAGGGAGTCGTAAAACTGCTTGGGAAAGACGTTTTCGACGTAAATGTGGGGGAAAGGGAAGGTTTTTACCTCTGCGTTGGCGATTTTGTAGGCCATGTGGCCCAAAATGTCCTCGTGCATGATCAATCCCTATTCCGCCAAGTTGCCACTAGACAAATTACAACAAACACTGCAACAGCACAAAGAGGTATCCACCAATAGTTTGCTACAAAGACGTTAGTAGGCAAATGCATGATTACACCTTACGTTTTTTGTCTTCTGCATACACACGAAACCACTCTGTAAAGCCGTCAAGACCGTTCAGAGTATCGAGCATTGAATCTCCTACTGGAAGCCGTACAGCGTGCCTGTAGCGAAAACCGTCAGAATCTTCAAACCAAAGCAACAAACCATATTCAGTTTCATGAAACAGTGGTTCAACTACTGCTTTGACGAATTTAAGTGAGGACATGCTCAATCCCGATAGAAGATGATGTTTCCGATGCCCTCGAACGGGCCTTCCTTGCGGCGAGACTCCAGGGCTTGGGCTTCGTCAAAATGGAAGCCGTATTCGGTGGTCATTTGGGTCACTAAGTTCATGTGCTCGGGATATTTGGTGTTGATTTCGATCAGAACCGACTTGGCGTGCTGCAGGCAAACGTCACCGCCCAGGCAAACGAGGTGTTCGAAGCCGTCAACGTCGATCTTGATGTAGTCAGGTTTGCCGTATTTGGCTGCGAAGTGGTCCATCGTAGTGCTGATGGAGCCTTGAGAAAATGGGAAGGTTTTCGCCTGTCCATGGTAATCGGTTGAGGCACCGTAAGCATGGCATGAGCCACCAGCGTTCATCCCTGAGAGGCAGAGGACTTCCATAGAAGGGTGGTCGGAGAGGGCGACGGGCCATGCTGTGCAGTCCTTGAGCTGGTTGAAGGCGAAGTTTTTGACCATCAGGGCGAAGTTTTGGGCTTCTGGCTCAAAAGCGTGAACAATTACGCCGCGTTTGGCTGCGTACATCGAATACTGGCCCATGTTTGCGCCGACATCGAACAGAACCTTGCCCGGTTCCATGCGTTTGAGCCACTCGATGGTGTCGGGCTCCTTCGTCAGAAGGGTTTGGACTCGCCAAGCGCACTGCTGGTTCGGCAAAAAGAAGGTAATGCCCTCTGCGACTGCATTGGGGGTGAGGCGTTCGTACTCTGCGAGGTCCATGAATGCTCCTGTTGTGATGAGCAAGAGTTTACTGCAGAATTAACAGCTAGGCAGACATCCAGCTTGAGCCAACGGAGGTACGCGATTGGTAGCGGTCGGGCCGCTTGGGGGCATTCTCTAGAGGAAGAGCGTAGCGCAGCATCATGAAGGCGTAGCGGGTAGCGGACATCAAATCGTCACGCTCCTTTACAACTTGACCGTCCTTGCGGTGGTACATGCGGAATTCTTCCCACCACTGGCTTAGAGTACGGTCAACTTTCCAACGCCCCGTTTGCATTCGTTGGAGGATTTCCATCAATCCAGCCTCGACTGAATTCCCTCTTTTATCTGCAAACTGCGCGTGCTCGGACACCATTGCCAAGCCCAGGTCCGAATAGATTTTGTAGAACTGGTCGCCGCGTTTGTCGTGCTGGAGGGCATCGTGGGGCCATGCAACGGGCACCCAATTACCCCAAGGTCGGATAGCTGCTGCGTGGATAAGTGGCGCGGCTTCGGATTGACGATATGCTGATACCACATGGATGATGTCGTTTTGTTCGTCATATACAAGGCGCACGGCAGCGGTCGGGTGGTCCCATCCAAAGTCGAGTCCAATTATTTGTTTCCAATGGGCGGGGATACGGTCGAGGGGCTCTTCCGCAAGTACTTCCTCAGCAATCGGGAAGATACGCCCTGATCCAAGCATTGGGATACCCATAGCTCTAGCTTCTCTTTCGTGAGCTGGGTAGGCGGCGATGATTTGACGTTTTTGGTCATCTGAGTAGTGTTCGACATCGTGGATGGTCATGTTGGTAACATGACGGTCGGGGTGGTGTTTGGAGGGGTCTGCGTCGTCCTTCTTGTAGAAGCGCATGACCACGTTGGACATGCCCAGCAACGGCGTGAAGGTGAGAAATACTACTCCCTTGGTGTTGTTTGTGCGGGTAACACCCTCGACGTAAATGTCTTCTGGCGGTTCCTCATCGAACCAAATGAAGTCTAGGGTTTCGGCCTGCCACGCTTCACGACCATCCTTGTAGGACTTGAACGTAATCTGCGATACGTCGCCGCTTTCGTGTTTGATAAGTATCGTTTCAACCGAATCAGGGACTCCACGAGCTCGTTTGATATCGACAATCAGTTCCTTCGGGATACAGCCAGTACCCCATTTTCCAACAGGACCAAGCAGGATACGCTGGGCACCATCACGTGTAAGCTCGCCGGTTACTGAACCCACCCACCCGCGTACCGAACGGGTAAACCTCTTCCCTTTCCAGTCGTCTGGGTACATTCCCGTGCAGTGAAACGCAACTTCGTTGCCTGCTGCAAAGGTCTTCCCGAGCTGGTTACCGGCCATGAGCAGTCGTTCACGGTATTGGGTTCCGGCTGCGTGGAATTCAAGTTGTTTGGAGTAGGGACGGTAGAAGAAGAGGGCACAGTTTCGCTTTAGTTCGGTTAGGCGTTGGAGGCGGTTGTATTGTTTGGCTGATTCACTTGCCATTGGACGTTCCGCTTACGCAGCTCGCGGTTTCTTGAGGGTGAAGACACCCTTGGGTAGGTCGGTGGGTTTCTCGATGCCGAGTTCGGCTTCAAGGCGTTTTATTTCGTTGCGGATTTCCTGTTGGTTGAGGACCTTTTTGGATTTGGAGTCGGTGTCCTTCGGGGCGTACTTGGCTGGGTTGCGTTTCTCGGCTTGCCATTTGAGAACGTCAGTAGCCACTCGATAAGCGGTGGCAAGAGCGGGGGTTTTGACGACTTCACGGCTGATCTTGAGCATTTCATCGGCTTGCATGTCGGCTTGCAGGAGGCGGGCGCGATCGTAGGACTCGCGGAAGTCGGCGTGCTCGTCGAGCCAACGCCAAAGGGTGTTGATGTGGGGGGCGAGGTAGCCCACCTTGTCGAGGGCTTCAAGCAGGGTTGCGCCTTGGGCAATCTCGGCGCAGATCATCTTGCCTATGCGAGGGGTGTAGTGGGCGGCACGCTTCGTCATGGTAAGTATCTTAGATCAAGGCGGCAGAAGTGAGCGATGAGGGGGAGCATGGTGGCGGGGACGGTGACGCAGTAGAGCATGGGCAGGTTTAGGGAAGGGGGCGGGGCGGGGTGGAAATGGTGGGTAGCGAGGATATCAGGCAAGTTGATAGACGCGAACCCAGTCGATCTTGAATTCGTAGGGCATGAGGGTGTCGTCAATGTCGAAACCGGGCCATGAACCGCCGATACCGAGGTTGAAGAGGATGTGGGCAGGACCGGCAATTTCAGCGGTGTGGTTGCCTTGCCAACTGAAGCGACGCTTGACGATTTGAACGCCGTCGATGTATTCGGTGATGGTGGTGGGGGTCCATTCGCAACGGAAGGTGTGCCAGTCGGCAGTGATGTC